AGTTTGGATTTGTAGTTGCAGGTAGACCAGTACCTGCTCAAAGAATGACACAGAAATCTAAGTGGACTAAAAGAGCTAAAAAAAGCTTACAGTATCAAAGAGATATAGCTTGGATGTGGAAAGGAATTGCTAAAGGGAAAAAGTTAAAAGGCGATTTAAAATTAAGTTGTGAATTCTATTTCAATGACAAGCGGCATGGAGATTTAAGTAACTTGGTCAAAGCAGTTGAAGATGGGCTGCAATATGCAAATGCTTTTGATAATGATAAGCAGATTAAAAGATACGGCAAAACTGGAATATTTTTTGATGATGATCCGAGAGCTGTAATTAGAATAGAAGAAATTTAGGGTGCTGGCCCGGTAATTAGAAAAAGAAAGGGGTTAATTATAATGAATAGAAGCGAAATGTTATGTTTTTTAGAGGAACTGCTGGAAGAATCGGCAAAAATGAGTCATAAAACTGGCAAATCATTTTTGGAGGAGGGAATTGATGAACTGCAGGACAGGTTGGTTGCGGAAGACTATAATAGCAAGCCGATTAGTAATTTAGTTGTCAGAGTGAATGCTGATACTTCAGAAGCTATGACCGAACTGGTTCAAATTGAAAGCAAATTAGAGAAAATTAATCAGCTTTTAGAAGAAATCAATGGTAAGTTTAAAAATGAAAATACTATAAAAATAGGAGTTGAAGTTAATGGGCGATAGAAATAAAGGTGCTGGCCCGGGGACCGGGAAAGAATTTCAAGAAAATATGATTGATAAGCTTTTAGATGAAACTAAGGAAATGAAAATATCTAAAGAAACTAAAATGGTTTTAAAAGAAATAATGACTAAAAAAACTTGCTTAAAGCAATTAGATAGAATTATTAACGAAATTGAAACAATCCATAGAGGCAGACCATCTGAAAAGTTTTACTTTTTGCAGGCTTCTTTATTGTTTGCTAAAAAAAATCTTGAAGAAAATACATTTCAATATAGCTTAGAAGATAAAGTGAAAATAATAAAAGATGGTCACTTTAAAGGGAAAACAGGGAAAATAATAAAAAGGCGCTTATCAAACTCTGCTACCAACAATTACATCCATTATAAATTAGATAGCATGGAACATTATTGGATATTAGAAGATAATTTAGAGGTGGTTGAGTATGCTTGACGAAGCCAGAAAAATATGCAAATATCAAGGAATTAAAACCCATATTCAAGTGCCGGTTATTTGCCCTCACTGTAGCCGGAGAACAATGATATTAGACAGTGTTAAGAATAAAGGCACTTGCATTAGGTGTGGAAGAGAAAAGCCTATCAATGAGCTTTTGAGGGAAGAGGAAGCAGACTGGCTGGAAAGGCATAAAGGAACAGATATAAAAATGAGGACTAACAGGGGTGATTGCGGGTGAATATTGAAATCATTAAAATATCAGCCAATACTACTGGGTTTATGGTCGGTAGAAAAGAATGCATAACTATTGACTCCTGGAATGTAACTTTTTATTTTGAAAAACATTCTAATGAATTAATTACAAAGATTGAGCCAATAACAATTAAAATTAAAGAAATCCCGGATAGTACTGAAGAATTAGAAAAAATAATATTTAATGAGTTCGGTAAACTATTCCAACAAAAAGGGTGATTGGATGCAGGATTATTATTCAAGAGTAATTAAGGAGCTGCTTAACTATAAAGAATATAAACAGCGGTGCGCTGTAATCAGAATAGAATTAGATGAATTAATTGAGTCGAATCGAGGAGTAAGTTATGAAGGAATAAATGTTAAAGGCAGCAATGATTTTAGATCAGCTACAGAAAATGCAGTAATTAATCGAGATGAAAGTGAACTCAAAGAAGAATTAAGAAGTAAAGAGTGCATGATAGCAAAAATCGAAGAAGCTCTTAAGGCTCTAGACACGATAGAAAGATTTGTAGTGGAAAAAAAGTATATGACAGGAAGATTCGAGAAAGATGTGAACATATATACTCACCCGAAATTTGAGTGGGGAAGAAATAAATATTATGATTTCAAGGACCAGGCAATAGAGAAAATAGCAAGAATTCTCGGATATGCAAAAAAATAAACAGTTAGTAAACAATTAGTAAACATTTGAGGCCTTAAAAGATGATATATTAATATCATGGAAAGTATAAGATTTTATCAATAACTTTCCTCCTTTATTGTTTTGCCCAGCTTGCTACCAGACGAGCTGGGTTTTTCTATGCTATAAACTAATAATTACAGAAATTGTTGTGGGCGTCTGTTGTTACCTCCATATTATAATATACTGCTGCCGGCCAGCCCAGCCGGTTTATATTACATATCCGTCAGCAGCCAAATGGTAAGGCAAGGCGCAGAAAAGCCGGTTTGTTTGTCTGCTACCTGCACTACAGGTTCAAATCCTGTCTGACGGACCATATTGTTTTGAGGTGATTTGATGCCGGATATTATTAGAGGAGACAAAACTTGCAGCAAATGCGAAAGTAAATATTTTTCTAAGAGTGCTACTAAAGACATGAAAAGACATAATCTTTGCTTTGGTTGTATACTTGCCTATCATAGATATATTTTTAGTGAAGAGAACGAAATTATTAGCCTGGAGGATTGGAAAGATGGCAAAGGAATGGGCTAAAAGTTTTTATAAGAGCAAAGAGTGGCGGGAGTGCAGAGAGGCTTATATTGCAGAGGTAAATGGATTATGTGAAAGGTGCTTAAAGAATAATAAGGTCAATCCAGGCAAAATAGTCCATCACATTGAACACTTAACTCCTGACAATATTAATGATCCAGAGGTTACTCTGAACTTCGACAACCTAGAATATTTATGCTTAGACTGTCATAACGAGGAACATGGAGTAGGAGCGAGTGCAGAGGTAGTAAGACAGGGTTTGAAGTTTAATAAGCATGGAGAGTTAGTTGAGACATAGCCCCCCTGTTTTTATCGGGGTGGTGGCTGCTTGGGGACCGAGAGGGGATACACAATTAATACATATCAAGCTCACGAGGGGGGTGTGGTATAAAATGTCAAATACAGCAGCTAAAAATAACGAGTTTTTAGAAAAAGATAGGCGAGTTAAAGAAGAAAAGGAAAGATTAAGAGCAATCTTAAAAGATTTAGAGATAGATAGCCAGAGAATGGATATAGCAAAATCGTTAATTGCAAATGCAGCATTTATGGCCATAACTCTCCAGGACTTGCAAGATGAAATCAATGCTAATGGAGTTGTTTCTGAGTATCAAAATGGAGAAAACCAGTGGGGGACTAAGCAATCCCCAGAAGCAAGCACTTATATTTCATTAGTTAATAGACATAATGCTGTTATGAAGCAATTGATTGATCTGTTGCCAAAAGAAGAAGTTACTAATCCCGAAAATATTATAGAAAAGTTTGAAGCATCGAGGCCTGATTAAAAATGATAGTTAGATGCTCAGGAACTAAAAACGATGGCAGCAGATGCAGCAGAAAAAAAGATTTTGATGATAACCCACCAAATGAATGGAGATGTTGGCAGCATCCAAAAAAAATAAAAGAAAAATCTAAAACTCAGAAAAATAACAGCAATTATATAAAATATCCATTAAGTTATAATCCGATCATTGAATATAATAATAAAATTCAATCTGGCAAAATAATAGCATGCAAAAAAGTTAAAAAAGTTTACAAAAAACTTGTAGCTGATGTTCATGATGAGCAAAGTCAATGGGAATATAGCGCTGGCCATGCCAATCATGCAATTGAGTTTATAGAGAACTTCTGTAAGCAGTCAAAAGGTAAATGGGGAGGCCAGGCACTTAAGTTAGAACTCTGGCAAAAGGCTTTTATAGCAGCTATTTTTGGATTTATACACAAAATTAATAGAACAAGAAAATATAGAGAAGTATTATTAGTCGTCGCTCGAAAGAATGGAAAATCAACTCTTTCATCGGCGATTTCTTTATACCTTCAAGTTGCTGATAATGAACCAGGGGCCGAAATATATGCGGTTGCTACCAAAGAGAAGCAGGCCAAAATAGTATGGTCAGAAGCTAAGAAAATGGTTAAAAAGTCACCATTCTTACTGAAAAGCATTAAACCTTTGGTTAAAGAATTAAAGGGCCGACATAATGATTCAACTTTTGTGCCTCTTGGGTCCGATAGTGATAGATTAGATGGATTAAATGTTCATGGAGCTTCTCTTGATGAAATACACGCATGGAAAGACAAAAACCTTTACGATGTTATCAAAGATGGTACATCAGCAAGAGAACAGCCACTAATATTTATGATCACAACCGCTGGTACTGTCAGAGAACAGGTTTACGATCTTAAATACGATGAAGCTGAAATGATTATTAACGGATATGATGATCCGGAAGGGTATAAAGACGAAAGATTTTTACCAATTATTTATGAGTTAGATAAAAGATCCGAATGGACTGATAGAAAGAACTGGAGAAAAGCCAATCCGGGTCTTGGGACTATCAAGAAAACAGATAACTTAGAAACTAAAGTTCATAAAGCGCAAAATAATCCTTTATTAGTCAAAAACTTACTAACTAAAGATTTTAATATTAGAGAAACATCTTCTGAAGCATGGTTAAACTTTGAAGAATTAAATAATACAGCAAACTTTGATGTTGAGGGATTGAATCCTCGCTATGGCATCGGAGGGACTGACTTATCCAGCACTACTGACTTAACTGCAAGTAGTGTTCTTTTTATGCTTCCAGATGATCCAACAATATATTGTTTATCTATGTATTGGTTGCCAGAAGATTTATTAGAGCAGCGTTCCAGAGAAGATAAAATACCTTATGGCCAATGGGTTGATCAAGGGTATATGAGAACAACTCCAGGCAATAAAGTGCATCCTAAATTTGTTACTCAGTGGTATTTAGAAGTTCAAAATGAATTAGATATTTATATTCCCTGGATTGGGTACGATAGCTGGTCCGCTAATTACTGGGTTGAGGAAATGCAAGGTCATTTCGGTAAAGAAGCAATGATTCCAGTTATCCAGGGCAAAAAAACATTATCAGGTCCGATGAAACAATTAGGGGCCGATTTAAAAGCCCATAAAATTAATTATGACAACAATCCAATAACTAAATGGTGTTTAAGTAATACATCTGTTGATATAGACAAAAATCTTAATATACAACCAGCAAAGCAGCGAAACCAAAGAAAAAGAATAGATGGTACAGCCGCTATGCTTAATGCTTATGTAATACTTCAAGACAAAATGCAGGATTATGAAAACATGATTTAGGGAGGTGATTATTTGGGATTATTCAGTAAGATAAAAAATGCTTTTAGTAATAAAAGCCCAACTAAGACAGGAATAAAACTAATAACTCAAAGAGGCAATGGTTTTTATGCTTGGAATGGCGAATTATTTGAGTCTGACATTATACGGTCCTGCATAAGGCCAAAAGCTAAAGCGGTAGGTAAATTAAATGCTAAGCATATAAGAAAAACTAATGATGGTCTAAAAGAAAACCCAGATGTTTATATGAGGTTTCTGCTTGAAGAACCAAACCCTTATATGACAGGTCAATTACTGCAGGAAAAAGTTACTAATCAATTGCAACTCAATAACAACGCTTTTATTTTAATTGTTAGAGATGATTTTGGTTATCCAGTTGAATTATATCCGGTTCCAGCGACTGGGGTAGAAGTTCTTTATGAGCAAGACGAGATGATGCTCAGGTTTACTCTTAAGAATGCTAAATTCCTGACAGTTCCTTATAAAGATGTTATTCATTTGAGGCAAGATTTTAATGAAAATGATATTTTTGGAGCGCCGCCTAAACATGCCATTGAGCAATTAATGGAAGTAGCAAACACAACTGATCAGGGAATTATCAAAGCAATTAAAAACGGAGCAATTATAAGATGGCTGCTTAAATTTAAATCTAAAATTAGGCCAGAAGATAAAGAAACAGAGCTCAAAAGTTTTGTTGATAATTATTTG